AGGAAGTCGCAAAGTACTTCGTCGTCTCGGTCGCGACTGTGCGTACATGGCTGCGTAACGGCACCATCCCGAAACACACCTACCTCAAGGTGGGTAACACCTACAGGTTCAACCTGCCCGACGTGGCAGCGGCACTTGTCAACGCACCGAAAGAACCGGTGCAGTTGGAACTCGACCTCGGCAACGATAACTAAGGAGAACGACATGAGTGAAATGACCCTTTTCGGCGGCGGCAACCCGCTGGTTAACAGCGACCTCTTCAAGTCGCTGCGTGACATGAACAAGACCCTCGCTGGTGGCGGCGGTGGCGGTGGCAAGCGCATCTCGATCAAAGGCAACAAGTTCCGCCTCTTCGTTGATGGTGAGCAAGTCTCCGTGTCCAAGGACGACCACCTGAATATCGTCGTGGTCAACGTTGCTCCGGTCTCGCGTACCTACTACGAGGGCACCTATGACCCGAACAACACCTCGGCTCCGACCTGCTGGTCGGCTGACACCAAGACCCCCTCGCCGGATGTGCCTGCGGATCAGAAGAAAGCCTCGCGCTGCACCGACTGCCCGATGAACGTCAAGGGCTCGGGACAGGGCGACAGCCGTGCCTGCCGCTACAACCAGCGTCTGGCTATCACTCTTGAAGGCAAGCCTGACGAAGTCTACCAGCTGCAGCTCCCGGCCACGTCGCTGTTCGGTGACGGCAAGAATGGCAAGATGCCAATGCAGGCGTATGCCAAGTTCCTTGACGCGCATAACACGCCGATCATCGCGGTCATGACCAAGATGTCGCTGGATGAAAACTCGGAGACCCCGAAGCTGTTCTTTAGCCCTGTGCGTCCTCTGACCGAGGAAGAACTGCACGCGGCTGTTGCGGCTAAGGACACCGAGGATGCCATCAAGGCCGTCACGCTGACCGTCTCGCAGACCGACGGCGTCAAGAAGAAGGACTCCGCGGCGGGGACCAAGAGCTACAACCCGGCCAAAGAGAAGATCATCGTCGATGACGAGGACGAGATCGAAGAGCCTAAGAAGGTAGAAGCCAAGAAGACGGCAGTGGCCGGTGCAGGTGCTAAGCCTGACCTCTCGGCTATTGTCACGGAATGGGACGACGAGTAATCCTTAATAGGCTCGCCGCGACGGGGGATAAAAACAATCTCACCTCGTCGCGGCATCCCAACAGGTAGAGTGGCGGCTATGGATACAACGACGTTCTTGCAGGATGTGCTTGGCACCGCAGGCTCCTACTGCGTTCTCGCGCTTAATGAGGGCAGACGCATCCAGAAATTCTATGACACCATCGAGCAGCTTGAGCATGCTGCGCTGAACTTCGACGAGAATGGTTTCGATGCCTACTACGCCCTCGGCACGTTCGAGGAAGCAGGCTCCCGCGAAGCCGATAACGTCAAACAGATGCGGTCGTTCTTCATGGACCTCGACTGTGGTGTTAACCTCAAGACGGGCAAACCCAAGGAGTTCCCTGACCAGCACACTGCCATCTTGGCGCTCAAGGAGTTCGTGAAGACCACCGGGCTGCCTAAACCGTTCTTGGTCAACTCGGGCTACGGTGTGCACGTTTACTGGCCGCTGACCGCGCCCGTGGACTTCATGGCGTGGCTCCCGGTAGCTGAGAAGCTCAAGGCGCTGGCCAAGGCGAAGGGGTTCAAGGCCGACGAGGCTGTGACCGCCGATGCCGCCCGGGTGCTGCGAGTGCCGGGGACGCATAACCACAAGGGCGACGATCCCAAGCCTGTCAGCTTTTTCGGCATTGCTGAGCCTACCCCAGTGCAGTTCTTCGACTTTGCTGCACGGCTTGAGACCGTGGCTGGTAGTCTGCCGACTAGCCTGCCCGCTCGGCGCTACTCCCCTGCGGTGACAAACAGCGCTATGATGGATGCCCTGATCGGTAAGCGGGAAGCCTCGTTCAAAGCCATCATGCAGAAGACTATGGCTGGCAAGGGCTGCGCCCAGCTGGCCTACTGCATCGAGAACCGCGCCGATCTGGCTGAGCCTATGTGGCGCGCGGCGCTCTCTATCGCCAAGCACTGCACTGACATGGCCAAGGCCGTTAAGGCTGTCTCACAGGGTCACGCCGAATACGACGAAGACGAGGCGATGTGGAAGGCCGACCGCATCAAGGGGCCGTATCTCTGCACGCGCTTCGAGGAGTACAACCCGGGTGGGTGCCAAGGCTGCCCCAACTGGAACAAGATCAAGTCGCCCATCGTTCTCGGCCAGCAGTTCACCGAGGCTACGCCCGAGGACAACACCCTCGTCGTAGCGGACCCAGAAGCGCCCGAAGCACCGCCGAGGGTCTATGAAATCCCGAGCTACCCGAACCCCTACTTCCGCGGCAAGGATGGCGGTGTGTTCATCCGTGTCATTGACGACGAGGGCGAGGTCAGTGAGCGGATTGTCTGGCACCACGACCTCTACGTCGTGCGCCGCCTGTATGACCCGGAGCAGGGTGAAATCATCGAGATGCGGCACCATCTGCCGAGGGATGGAGTGCGGTCGTTTGTGGTGCCGCTCTACGTCGTCACGTCGAAGGAAGAATTTCGGAAAGTCCTCGCCACCAATGGCGTCATAGCGATCAACAAGGAAGTGGATACGATCATGAGCTTTACACAGAGCATGGTTAAAGACCTGCAGATCACTACGCAGGCAGACAACGCACATCGCCAGTTTGGCTGGCTGCCCGACTTCAAGGGCTTCGTCCTCGGGGACAAGGTGGTCTACGCAGACCGCGTCGATTTTAACGCACCGTCAGCCGCAACTCGTGGGATGATCGAGTTCTTTGAGCCGTCGGGCTCGCTCGACGTGTGGCGTGAGGCGGTCAACTTCTACAACCGCCCCGGCTTCGAGCTGCACCAGTTCATCACCTGCGTCGGTTTCGGCTCGGTGCTGATGAAGTTCTTGCCTATCAACGCAGCGCTCCTGCACATCTGGTCGAAGGACTCCGGTTTCGGCAAAACGCATGCCCAGTATGCGGCGCTCTCGGCGTGGGGCGATCCTCGCAAGCTGCTCCTGCAAGAGCGGGACACCCATAACTCTCGTATGAACCGCGCCGATGTGATGCACAGCCTGCCCGTGTGTATGGACGAGATCACCAACATCAAGCCGCACGACGCCTCAGACATGATCTACCAGATCACCGGGGGCCAGCAGCGCAACCGCTTGGCATCGACGGGCAACACTGAACGCTACCGCGGCGATCCTTGGAACCTGCTGTTTATAACCTCGGCAAACTGCAGCCTGATCGACAAGGTAGCCATGGCCAAGGCCATGCCGAAAGCAGAAGCACAGCGGGTGTTGGAGATCGAGACGAGCAGGCTCTTCGTCGAGAAGGCCGACAAGCGCCAGACTGACGAGTTCAGCGCCAAAATCCAGAGCAACTATGGCCACGCAGGCATCCTGTTCGTGCAGTACGTGATGGCCAACATCGCCGAAACTAAATTGCTGGTAGAGACCCTCCAGCGCAAGATTGATGAAGCCGCAGACCTTGGCCCTGAGAACCGCTTCTGGTCGGCAGCCGTCGCCACCTCCCTCGCCGCTGCGGTGATCTGTAAGCACCTCGAGCTCTTGGACTACGACATCCCCACCCTGCGCGACTACGTCATCAAGAACATCCTCAAGGCCAACAAGACGGTCAGCGCTGAGATGTCTCTCGACCCGATGGACCTTGTGACGGCCTACACCTACCAGAACTTGGGCCGTATCCTGCAGATCAAGTCCACCATCGACCGTCGCAGCAAGGGGAACGATAACGGCCTCGACGACCTCGTGGTGCCGGATCAGCAGCCTAAGACCGCCGACATCGTCGGGCGCTACGAGACCGATCTGCACGTGCTGTATCTTCTGCCAGCGCCGTTCAAGGTCTGGCTGGCTGAGCAGCAGGTCAACTACAACTCGGTTTTCGCGGAGCTCAAAGCCAAGTACAATGCCAAGAAGTCGAAGGTCCGGCTGACCAAAGGCACCAAGCTACAGATGCCCGTCGCCGATACCATCGAGGTGCCGATTGTTCTGGGCGACGTTAATGGCGAAGAAGGTAAATGACCTAGACCCCGACGGCGTGCGCATCATCGTGCCATGGCGAGAGCTGCATGTGGGGGGCTCACTCTTTGTCCCCTGTATCAACACCGAGGCTTGCGAACGGCAGGTTCAGGATGTGGCTCAACGGTTAGGCATCCGCCTAACATGCAGGCAGCGGATAGAGGCCCAACACTTGGGGTTGCGGATTTGGAGAACCACATGATATTGTGCGCCTGACAGAAGAGCTTGCCGCCCGCTCGCCTCCTGTCGTTCTCCTTACTGGCCCCGGCTTCGCGCCGGGGCTTTTTTCTTAGAAGAGCTGGAAGCCCTGATTATACATCGACTCCAGATCGACGAGCCCTTCGCGTACCGCAGGGCTAACCGAGACACCCTTGAGCATCTCCCCCGACGTGCGCTGATGGCTCTTGAGGGACCGCTTGAGGAACTCACCGTCGATGACTGCATCGGGGAAGCTCTGGGCTACGCCTTCGTTAAACGAGCGGATGTCCTCCAGAACTTCCTGCGCCCCGTCGATGTCACCTTCGCGCAGCGCGATGTAGTACAGCTTGGACAACCGCGAACGCTTTTCTGAGACGGCGTTGCTGATCTTAACCTTAAGCTGGTTGATGTCCTGCTGCAGGGTGGCCTTCGTCGGCGTGAAGCCGAGCATCTGGCCGAGCAGATCGCTGGACCCGAGATCGCCAGTGATGACGTCACCGCGACGGGTTTCGATGGCACCGCCCTCGGACAGATAGCGCCCGGACTTGATGAAGTTGCGGATAGCTGCGGGGACCATGTTCTCGATGCCGCGCACCATGTCGCCTTCGTCGCCAGTCATGGCCTTGTAGAACTCCGACACACCACGACCGAACTGCGTTGCAGTGGACCATGCCGGACCACCAAGATTGGCCACGAGGGTTTCTTCCGCGGACGGGTCGGTGTTGTAGCGGTTCTCACGGATCAGGAGCCCGGTCAGACCGATACGCGACGAGATGTCGAGCCCAGAGATGTCAGACAGGAAGCCCTTGTAGAGCCCCGCGCCGAGGTAGCGGCGCGTCAGCATGTCTGCGTCTTCTTCGTCGTCATCGAGGAACGCGTTGGCCACCGTGGACACAAGCCCATAGAGCGGCACGCCTGCGATACCTGCAAGGGCGAAGGACGACAGCTGCAGCCCCACAAGCTGATTAAAGGCCGTGCGACGATCCTCCGGCGTGAAGTCCGGGTCGTTGCTACCCAGCGTCAGCTGCTTTGCCAGCTTCATCTGTAGATAGAACATGGACAGGCCGTAGTTCTTAAACATCAGGGCTACGCGACCGATACCCTTCTGGGCCCAGCGCGGTGCAGTGGCGAGGGTGGCACCGCCACCGGTCTCAGTCGCCTGATACACAGCGCGTTCGGCGGCGCGGGTGCGCCGCTCAGCCTCGGTAAGACCACGCTCAGCCTCAGTCGGCTTGTTCCGCAGGCGGGCAAGCTCGAGGTTATAGGCCGCGACAAGAGCAACCTGCCGGTTGGCCCGTTCGACTTGGTGGAACATGGCACCGGAGACAGCGGCAAAGCGATCTCCGAAGCTCCGGGCACGACCGACATCCTCGGCACCGATGCTATCGTAGTAGATCGAGCGGTTCAGCTGGCCGTTCTTGGATGCGACGTCAACAAGCGGTGCGAGCTCCTGCAGCATCGGGCGAAGCTCCGGTGCAATGTCATCGCGCAGGACGTACTCGTTGTTGCTATTCAGCACGAAGTAGTTGTCGATGGACGGCATCGACCGGACCTTGGTCGTATTCTGACCTTGGAACTGTGCTGGCAGCTCGATCTCACGGCTGAGTCCGCTGTTCAGGAACAGCTTGTAGGCATTACCGATTGCAGCGGCAGACGACCGGCTACCATAGCGCCCAGACAGATACGGGTAGAGTACGACTGGAACCGACGACAAGTTCACAAGCGCCGACGACACGTTAAGGCCGATGGTGAAGGTGAAGGCACCCCGGTTAACAGTCTGCACCATGCGCTCGAACATATCCGCAGGTGGGTTGGTAGCGAAGTTGGCCCGCGCTACGAGTTCCTCGATCACCGCAACTTTGTTCTGGTCGCTGGAGTTTCTCGCCTGATCTTGAATGGCGTCCGCTACGGCCCTGATCTTGTTGCTGTAGGCATAGCGCACGCCCTGACGCCCGAGGCTGTAGCCCTTGACGCGGAGAGCCTCGAGCGAGTCCTCCATATAACCGCGCGTGTTCTTACGACGCTGCAGGGACTTGGCGAACGACGTTTCCGGCAAGGCGTCCACGAAGAGCCGAGTAATCTCCTGCTGGATGCTCGACGCCGTGGCTGCATCCACCCCGGTGTTAGCGAGGTTCGACCGGATGATGGACAGCGTATCACGCACAAACAGAGAGTCCGGCGTGCGCCCCTGCCGCACCACGTCGAGCGTGGAGTAGTAGTTGAAGATCGGCTTGCCGTCGGGGCCCTTGGTTACTTCTGCCATAGCCTCGAGCTCTTTGGCTGCACGGTCACGCGCACGGGGGCTATCGTAAGCCTCCTTCACCGGCTCGGTGGTGCCGGTCTCGGGGTCAAAGGCGCTGTACTCCAGCCAGAAGTCACCCTTACGCGCCAACGGGAAGTACGGCTCGATGCGGTTCATGTCGAAGAACTTGGTGTAGATGCTCTTCTTGACCTCGGCAGCCAGCTCAGGGTTCGACGACAGAATGAAGTCGATCTTGCCCGAGAGTGCCTCACGCAAGCGCTCGTACTGCTTGCGATACAGCTGGCGCATGTTGTTGTAGAGGTCACGCCCGTCCTTGCCGATAGCGGCCCAGTCTTTCTGCAGCGTGTCGTACATACGCATCTTATCGGAGTCGGCACCGTACTTCTTGAGTGCCTTCTCACGGGTCAGCGACGGGTCAACCTGATTAACGGTGGAGCGCGTGACGATGCGGTCAAACAGCGGCTTGAGGTTGGGGTTCTTCTTCACCCATCCCTGCGCGATCTGCAAGACACCGTCTACCTCTTGGTCAGACTTGATGGCTGCGGCGTCCATCTGCTGGATGCCGTCCTGTAGATCATACGCCCCGTCGATCTTATAGTGCGAGGCCACGTCGGCCAGAGGCTGCATGCCCATGAAGCCGAGAATGGTACGTTTCGCACCCCAAGATGCACCGGCCAGAACACCAGAGGCATCGTCACCGAACTGCTGAGCGAACTCCTTGGTGCGGCCCGGGAAGGAGCCGTCGACCTGTGCCACGCGGTTAAGGATCGTTGCGCCCTCGTCCGGCGTAGAAATCTCGGTCATGCTGATCGGGAAGTCGAGTATCTGCATGACCATCTGGTCGGTGAGATCAAGGGCGTTGCTCAGCGGTCTCGGCTGCATTCCGATCAGCCTGCGGACCAAGTTAATAGCATCGTTTGCAAACTGCCACAGCGCCGAAAAACGACCGCCTTGCGGGTACAGACCAGCAAGTTCTTGCTGGAAGGAAGGTACCGAGAAGGCATCGGCCATGAACTCCATGACGTCGCTCGACCCGTTGCTCGTGGAGAGCATGGGCTTGACGTTCTTAAAGAGCTTTTCCATGCGCTTGCGCAGCGGGGACGCGGGGTTCCGCATCTCGTTGATCGTGGCGGCGTGGGTCATCTCGTGCAGCAGCGTCTCGATGCTGAGCCCCGTGTCCTCGTTCAGAAGGATTTCGCTGGGCTTGCCCGGGAATGCGCGACGGTACTGCCCGCTCAGCGCTCTACCGCTATCGTCCTTGAGGTCTTTGATGATCTGCACCGAGGTGCCCTGCGAGAAGGGTGCAAGGGCCTTAATGATACGCTTGATGCGGTCGTTCGGGGCGTACATCTGCAGCGCGCGCAGCGCCATCTCGAGATTACCACGGCGCAGCTGATTGACCACCGCCGGGTGCAGCGGAGAGCCAAGGTCCAGAACTTCCTGCGGGCGGTTGAACTTTAGCCCGAGAATTTTATCCACCACGAGGTCGATCTGGTCTTCTGCGGTCATCTTCCGCGTGCCGACGACGCGGGGCTTGATCGGCGCTTTGGTCTCCTGCACAGCGGCGAGAAGGTTATCGAGGCCCCCCATCCGCGAACGGGCGGCGTCAGCTGCGGCCTTAGCCTGCGCTTTCTTGGTGGTGTCCTCGGTCGCCTGTACGGTCAGTTCCTGCTCGAGTGCAGCTCTTTCCTCGGTGTTAGCCGCACGGCCACCGATAGCGGTGGAGCCGGGCAGAGACGATATCACCTTGTTCGGTACCTTGGCCTCTTGGGCCTTGCGGTACTTACGCTGCAGGTCACGCACCTTGGCCTGAGCTTGGGGAGACATGTTGGCTTCCACCCAAGCCAGCGCCTGCTTGGCGCGTTCTTGCGTCATGCCGGAGAAGAACTCGCGCTCAACAGGGCTGATTGTCTCGTCACCTGCGGGCAGCGCGCCGGTTTCGGCTTCGAGCGCTTTCTGGTTTTTGAACCGCTGGTTTTCTAGCGTAGCGTCGGCAACGATGAACTCGAGCGCGTCGATGGGGCGCTTGAACTGCGAGAAATACATCTGCGCATTCTCGGCAGGGGCCGCGCCTTTCTTACCCTTCTTGACTGCGCCGGGCTGGAACAGGTCCAGCACCTTGCGCTTGTCTTCCGATGTCGTCGGGTCGTCCAGAACCAGTGCGTCTGGGATCGAGTAGTCATTGATGAGCGAAGCCAGTTCTGGCTTATCTGCCATGCGTGCGGCCCACGCGGCCTCAAGTTCGGTCTGCGCAGCCGAATTGGCCGCGACCTCACGGACATCGCGCATGGGGGCCAGCTGACGCTCAGCGTCACGGACCTGCATCTCAGTCGGGGAGCCTGTAAATGCCGGGGCGGTCAGTGGAGCGGGCTGTTCTCCTGCTGTCGCTGCAGTACCCACAGGCACCGGCACACTTCCTCCCAGTCCTCCGCCTGCAGGTGCTTCAACCCGGGCGGGGCCTCCAGTGTCGTCAGCGGGCCGTCCGCCTCCTTCCACGCTTTGTCCACCACTCGGAGCGCTAACTCCCACTTCTTCTGGCTCAACCGCTGCAGCCTCTGGGACATTCACGACCTCCTGCGCGGGGGCGGCAGCCGTAGCAGCCGCGGCAGCCTCTGCGGCCTTGCGGTATTTGGGTTCCGGGGCCGCGACAGGTTCCACTGCCGTTGCTTGTGCGGGCACAGCGGTCTGGGCGGCGGCTTCCGCCGCTTTACGATACTTGGGCTGGGGAGCGGCTTCGGGCGGCGTATCTACCGCCGGTACATCCGCTTTAGCAGCGGCCTCGTTTGTGACTGGCACTGCCGCGCCGGGTACCGCGGTCACCGTGGCTTTCGGCACATCGGTGGGTTCGGTCTTGATCGCGGGCTCAGCTGGGGCTTCTGCGGGGGTGGCAGGTGTTGCGACTGTGGCCCCGCGAATCGCGGATACTTTGAACGGCAAGGTCAGGGCGCGCTCTTTGCCCTTTTCGTATTTCGACACCGCACCAACGCTTTCGAGCTTGCGCATGATGCCGTTGGCGGCGGGGTAGCTGAGCCCAAGGGCCTTCTGGATTACGCCGACGGTAGCCTTGCCCTCAGCTTCAATAGCTTCGACCGCACTGAGCATCTGGGGATCGCTGCCGATAGAGTTGGCAGTAGCCGTAGCCTCGAGCGACAGCGGAGGGACGTTTACGCCGGGACCACCACGAACCGCGCCCGCCGGTGCGGGCGGAACAACGACGTCAGGGGTTTGTGCAGCAGCCAGAGGGTCAAGCGTACCCGGAGCAGGCAACGCACCAGTAGCGGCTTCTGGGGCAGGCAGCGCGAGGGTGGGTGCCTTGGCTTCTTCTTGTGGGGCGGGTGGGGTAGCGGTGCGGCTACGACCCGGCAGAAGATCGAGAAGACCCTGCACCAGAGCACCGACGCCTGCGCCGTAACCGAGGGCTTCGCCCGTATCCGAGAAGGTGCCTTGCTCAGGATTGTAGACGCCCTGCTCGATCAGGTTCTGGGCGATAGTCGTCGCGGCTTCCTGTGCGCCCTCAACACCGCCTTCGGCGGCTGCGCGGGTCAGGCGGTTTACGATGGTGCCGGTAGCAGGCTTACCGAGGACCTTGATGAACTTGATTGGCAGCAGTTCAAGTGCGCCGACAGGAGCGCCTAGCAGGGCAGCAGCGCCACGTTCTTCCTCAGTAGCGCCCTCCGCGCGAGCGCGTTCCGAAGCCTCACCAGCACCAGCGCCGACAGCGAGAGCGGGGGCCGCAAACTGACCACCGGGTATAAGCGACGTCAGGCCCAGTGCACCAAAGGAGCCGAGGGCCTCGCCGAAGGTGCCGCCAACCGTTCCTTCCATGCCCACATCAGCCTGCGGCTTGTAGCCATAGGCAATGCTGCGGATGCCTTCACGCGCCGGGGCTTCATACCGTTCCGGCAGGGCTGCTGCGCCGCCGAGCAGGGCGGACTCAAACATACCGACGGCACCGCGAGCGATGCCCTTGGGGATTTCCCCGAGGTAGTTAAGGACGCCTTCACCCTCATTGGTGATTTGCTGCCCGTACTTGGTCTCGTAGTCTTTGGCGAAGGAAAACTCGCGGTCCCGCAGGACTTGGTCAATGCGAATTTGTTCGTCAACCGTGGGTTCATCACCGCTAATAGTGAAACGATAGGGGCGGTTACTAAACTCCCCGCGCTTGACGATCTCGGCCATGTTGTACCCCGTTACGTTTTTGTGCGGACGTCAATGGCCTCGCCAGACTCCGCTTCGGCACCACCACCATACAGCTCGTTTTCGAGTCCGGCAATCTGCGCTTTGGTACGGGCGTACTCATCAGCACTCTGCGGGAGCGGGACCCCGGTGGGGGCGAGGGAGTCAAGACGACCATACAGGGTATCAAGCATGGAGATTGTATCCTGCCGAGCGTAGCGTCCAAGTGTCGCTGCCTGATAAGCCGTGAGCCCGCCGCCACCAGCCGCTGCCTTAGCACGTGCTGCGCGAGACTGCTCGAGGGCACCGAGGAGTTCGAGACGGTCTTTGTCATACTGATCCCGTGCACCGCGCACCGCTTCTACGCCCTTGAGCCCGGCTTCGCCGAGAGCGCCGCCGAGCGTCGGCTGCGTGGACGACATGAGGTTCAGACCGACCTGCGCCAGTGCCAGCCACTTGTCCTGCTCAGCCGCCTTCTCACGCTTCTGCAGCATGCTCATGAGCTCTTGCTCATAGGACGACATGCCACCAGCTCCGCCAGCTCCGCCAGCTCCGCCAGCTCCGCCAGCTCCGCCAGCTCCGCCAGCTCCACCGGACGGCGCGTCGGGCTGCACTGTGGGTGTAGTTTTACCTGCCGTATCGCCTGCGGGAACGGCCCCACCCTTACCCTCTTCCTTGGCTTTCTTCGCCTCCTCCGCCATAGCCTCGGGCGTAGCGGCTTCCGCGGCAGCGCGATCTTTAAGGATTCGCTCCTGCTCCTCGGTCGTGCGACCGCCGAGACCGCCAAGCAGATCGTCAATGAAGGGACTTCTAAGCGGATCGCCCGCGGGGTTAGCCTGCGCCTCTTCAAACGCCCGCTGCCTGCCACCCTTGGGCCGTTCCGGCGCACGTTCCGCCTGTATGGCGGCCATAATTCTAGCTGTCCGGTCGAGTTGGTCTTGGTAAGCGGCTTCGCCCGCGCCCATCGCGGCTGCGGTATTCGCCATATCCATTATGGAGGCCCCACCGACTTCTCGACCGAGTTCCTCAAACACAGGGCCACGAGCTATCGGGGTTTCTGCACGGGCTACTGGAGCTCCCATCGCGCGTTCATCGAAGCCTTCGCCGCCGGGGATACCTCTCTCAGTGCGGACACGCTCGTTCTCTGTCAACACAAGCGCACTGGGCACCTGCGAGTACGGGCCAGTAGCCGGTAGCGGGGACAGAGGCGAAGCCGGAGCTGCATCTGCGCCGGGCATAGCAGGCATAGCCGGAGCGCCAGCAATAGAGGGAAGCCCTGCCGGAGGTGCACCAATGGTTTGCGCCGAGATCGACGGCACAGTCGGCATATCAATAGCAGCGGGAGTGGCCAGCGGGCGCGAAGCACCGAACGCGAACTGCTCTTCTTGGAACCGGCGATCCAGATCAGTCTGCGACGGGAAAGTCGCACCGTCTCCGACGGGGTCCATAGCCATCATGCGGTTACGCTCGGCGCGCTGTGCTGCACCGGCCTCGATCCGTGCGGCTTCTTCCTCACCGAGAGCATCGAGGTACTGAGAAACCGACATGCCCGCGCGGTTCGCCATAGCGATGACCGTCGGGTCGGTCTCGGCTTTACCACCGGCCTTCATCTTTTTCACAAAACCGCCAGCGTACATAGCCTGCACGCCTGTGTTCTGCGTCATGTCAGTGCTCGGGGCCATAGCCCGGGCCATATCGGCGATGCCGCCCTGCGGGACGCCTGCGGCTGCGACAGCCTCTTGAGCTACCGTGCCACCGTCGTCCTTAGACTGTTGTACCGTGAAGTCGTCCTGCATGCGCTTGCGGCGCATGATCTCCCCAAGAACGAGGAACTGCGGGGCGTTACCCGAGGGTGCCTGCATCTCCCGCACGAGCTGGTCCTGCGAGAAGTTTTTCAGCTGGTCTTGGAGTTGGACGATGTTCATTACTGGAATGCCCTATAGAGAGACAAGCCGGAGAGTCCGGCACCGAGCGCTTGCTGGAGCGGGTTAGTGTAGACCGAGTTCGTAGCGGTGGTCGTGCTGGCGTTTGCCACCGGCAGGCCCCGAAGAATGTCCGAGTAGAACCCAAGCTGTTCTTCTGGGTAACCCTGCTGGCGCAGGAAGTCTTGGTATCCAATATCAAGCCCGGCTTGCGCCTCGCCCTGCTGGGCGCGACCAATAGCTTCCAGCATCTGGGCATTCTGAATTTGCGCCGCGCGGCTTTGCTCGCCCAAGTTGGCCAGCTGCCCAGCCTGCCCTGAGTAGAATCCGAGAGCGTCGAGCCCGAACTGCTGTGCGGCACGGTTTTCCCCGGCCTGCGCACCTTGGACCCGTGCCACCTCTCCAGCCTGTGCGGCTTGGATACGTGCGGCCTCATCGAGGCTGATACCCTGTGTACGGGCAAGCTCAGCGGCTTGCGCCTGCTGCACTCGGGCAGCCTCGTCAATGCTGATGCCTTGGGTCCGTGCAAGTTCCGCTGCCTGCGCCTGTTGGACGCGAGCCTGCTCCTCTTGCGACATTCCCTGCACCCGGGCGGCTTCGCCAGCCTGTGCGGCTTGGATACGCGAAGCCTCGTCGATGCTGATGCCTTGGGTCCGAGCGAGTTCTGCTGCGCGAGCTTGTTGTACCCGCGAGGCTTCTTCGACGCCGATACCTTGGGTACGTGCAAGTTCGGCAGCGCGTGCTTGTTGCACTCGGGCAGCCTCTTCGATCCCGACGCCCTGAGTGCGAGCCAGTTCGGCAGCGCGAGCCTGCTGCACTCGTGCCATTTCTTCCTGCGACATACCTTGGACGCGGGCAGCCTCGCCAGCCTGAGCCTGCTGAATACGTGCTGCTTCCTCGACACTGATACCCTGAGTGCGGGCCAGTTCGGCGGCACGGGCCTGCTGGACACGGGCGGCTTCTTCGATACCGATACCTTGGGTCCGCGCAAGTTCTGCGGCACGAGCCTGCTGGACACGGGCAGCCTCTCCGGCAATCCCGCTCTGCACCCGGGCGGCTTCGCCAGCCTGAGCCTGCTGCTGCGCCATACGTGCCGCACGATCCTGTTCAAACATACGCTGGGCATCGCCATACGCCGTCGAAAGCCCCTGTGCTTGGAGTGCGCCTTGGCGTTCCAGAAGATCACGCTCTGCAAGACCCTCCTGAACCGCGGCGCGTGAGCCCCCAAAAGCGCCTGCCTGAACCGCGCGAGTGCTTCGCCCTTGCCGAGCAATATCATAATCTTCCTGCGCCCGGCGCTTTTGAACGTCCACCACATTTTGCATGTAGGGGTCCATGTAACGAGCCGCGTCGCTCCCTGCGAACTCACCCGCGGGGCCAAAACCAAATTCGCGGTATCCCGCCTCGGAGAACTCTGAGAACGGCTGGGCTTGGGCCTCACGGAAGTCGGCGAACGGCGTAGCTTGGCCTGCTTGGAAGCCACCAAACTCGCGACCTTGTGCCTCGCGGAAATCGGCAAACGGCGTAGCCTGCCCAGCTTGGAACTCCGCAAACGGACTAACAGCAGCCTCGCGGAAATCACCAAACGGTGTGGCCTGCCCAGCTTGGAACCCACCGAACTCACGCCCCTGCGTGGCTTGGAACCCCGCGTAGGGTGCCGCCTGCCCAGCTTGGAACCCAGCAAAAGGTTGTGCTTGGCCTGCTTGGAACCCACCGTACTGCGAAAACTGATAGGGAGCCATAGAGGCTAGGCCCATAGCACCTTGCGCAGCGCCCCGTGTCATACCGGCGGCTTCGTTCAAATAGGGCGTGCCCGCCGCTGCAAGATTGCGGGTAGCCTGCTGCGAAGCACCGATATCACCAAACTGGCTCGATTGCGCGACACGGGGGGCCCCATAGGTCTGATAGGGCCGCAAAGACTGTGCCTCGGCACGTCCGAGCATCCGCTCGAAGTATGGCTTGAACTCGTCAGGGATGTTCGTCTGCGTAATTGTCTGCTCCGTCGGAGCACTGCTTCCCTTACCCATCGCTCAACTCCATCCTGTAGGCTATATATTCAGGTTCCCACCCGTATTTAGCCAACCATCTTCCCCAAGCCTTGCGACCGAATCCTTCGAGGTGCGTGCACCCGTTGTCTCGCGCGTACTTACTCATAGCACGTTGCACCATGGGAAGCCACTCCGCCATGCGAGTTCCGCCGATCCAGTCAAGCGCCATACCGCGGTGCGGGCCCGGGTAGCCCACAATCCTGCTTGTTATAGCCGCAACGACTTCGTCGTCGTCCAGCACGACCCAGAGGACATATGTGTCCGACATTATGCCGTCGTACACGTCCTGCATGGAGAACTTGCCGCGGGCGGTGTCAACAGAGCGTTTTAGCACGCGCGTCACATCTGCCCATACGGCGTTAACGAACGCCTTGGGTACCGGGGTGTAGACCAAACGGGTGGTCACATCCTTCATGCAACGGCCTTTTTCTTGAGCACCTCGGGTGCCTTATTACCGGCGGAGTTCACCGCGGACAGGAACCCACCACCAAACTTCCTCTCGAGTGCGTCAGTGGCATCCTTGCGGAGCACGAACTCGCCGTCGGCGAGGAGCACATCTTGTTCGCCATCAATCGTGGCAGGCACCTTGTCGTCTACGCCGGAACCATCGCCGGGGCCGCGGACCATACCGTTCTCACCGTTAGCGAAGCGCTCGCGGGTGTCATCGAACTCACCGGACTGCACGGAGTCTACTAGATCGCGCAGTGCATCCTCGCCATACTTGGCTACGAACTTACCGAGGGCGATCTCTGGCTGCGGGTGCTGACCCTTGATGGCGGATATGGCATCGACGATTTCGGTCTTCTCGTTGGGCATCTCCACTTCGCCGCCCTCAGCGAAGGTGCGTATGGGGTTATCCCGGTAGTCGACAAGCTCTTGATACGAGGGGTTGCGGGAGATGCCGTAATCAAACTCGGGGTCGACACCGGGGGTGTATCCTGCGCCGGGCATCTGGGCCTGCATCGGGATTGGCAGCATTTCAGCTGGCCCGCCAGTGCTTGCTGTGGGCTGTGTGCCGACGCTCGGAGGTGGGGTAGCGAGCGCTCCACCAATGGCGGAGCCAATACCCTCGGCAGAGCCCATGAAGTCCATGCCACTGCGAAGCCCTGTACCAATAGCGCCCGAGCCAAACAATCCCGGCTGGGTGGTTGTAGCTGGGGGCATCAAGGCGTTAATACCGCCCGCCGTGCTAAGCGGGGTGCCTGTTGTCATAGCGTTAGCACCGGTACCGATTGTGCTCTGGCCCGGCAGTGGCTGCTGCAGTGCGCCGCCCGCTGTGCTCCCCATGAGTCCGCCGACGAGCTTACCCCCTACGAAAGAGCCGAGCCCGGCTCGGAGACCCGCACCGAGATCTTTTTGTTCGATGGCCGTACCGACCCCCTGCCCTATGGCCCCAGCGAGAAGCGGGCTGGCGAGGGCGGCGATGCCGGTGGCACCGGCGATGGCCGGGGCAAAGGCGGACCCAAGAAAGCCCAAGATCATCGGAAGCATGGCAGTCCCTCTAGCGAGTTTGGTACAACTTAGCAGATGCCGCGTTACACGACAATCCGAAGCTCTCCTGTCGATGTTTTATAGACGTCCCCGGCGATGAGCCCTCCGGCGATAGCGGCGGCATTGTTGGCGTACACCGGCAGCGCGGTCAGCGTTAGCGTAGTGAATAGGGCGTCGCCGGGGTTGTTGACCTGTTGCACAAAAACCGAGAAGGCGCGGATGACCTGCGCCATATATTGCCGGTTATATTCGCCCGGCGGCGTCGGGAAGAACGGTGCTGGTGAGCTGCTGGGCATTACTTCCTCCCGTCAGTTCTGATGTCGAGCCTTGGATCGCCAAGCCGCCAAGCGGTGTTGGTCTGGTTGGACTCCACCTTTAGAGACATGGAACGACCGCGGAGGCGCACATACAGCTCGTTTGTGAACTGCTCCACTGGGATTGATGTGGTCTTCGTGACGGGGTCTGCGTCCGACGCAAAGTATGCACCGCCGGGAAAGTTGCGGGCCTTGAGCGTGATGGTCGCGGTCGGGGCGGCGTTTGTCGAGTTTCGGAACGTCAGGTCAGGGATGATGCGGGTAGCAAACATGAACTGATCGCCGTCGCCCATGTCGATAACGCTCGACTCAATGTACGGAGCCAGAGGCAGGGGTGGCGAGACACTGCCGTCATTGAGGCCGCTCTCTTGGTAGTAGACGAACCCGTCGGGAGACAATGCGAGTGGGAACGACAAGATGGTGCGGTCGGCGTAGGCGGTGCGGGGCATAGTGCCGTAATACCAAACCCGTTGCTCGTAGTTGTAAACCACGTAGCTGTCGTTTTCAAAACTGTTTGTACTCGGGTAGAACCACCAGACCTCGGAGAAGGAGCTGCAGTGTCCAGCATAAATCTTCAGCTGCTGCAGCGTGTTCATGCCTGAAAAGACATACTCCTTAACGTCGCAAGGGACCTGAGTCACGGCACCGTCGTACATGTAGAACTCGTTCCTGCCCATCCAGAAGACGAGATCACCCACGGCAACCATGGAGTTCGGGCTCATGATGGACGTAGCAGACGACACCTCTTGGATACCGAAGGTAAAGGGGTCCCCGATGTACTGCATCGCGTGAACGGACGTGTCCGTGAAGATGACGACCTGCTGCTTTGTTTGGATGGCACCTACGATTGTGGACCCTGTGCCAAGGCGCAACTCTCCGGCGGTGGTCGTAGGCAGGGTCCTCCACTCCGCAGGGTTTTCTTGGTCTGAGAAACGAATAGTCAGTGGGTCCTGCACACCCGGGCCCCCTTCGGGGTCACAGCCGAAAGCAATGACGTGCCGGTCACGTTCTGACACGATGACGCTCTTGGCAATCGTGGGAGTGGCCTGAGCCCCGGGCAGCGACGACAGAGGCACCGCGCGTGTCGTCAGCCCCGCGGATTTATCCCAGTAGTAAATGCCACCGTCCTGAACGGAAATGACAAGGTCTTCGCCGAAGTTGTCCTGTGTCCAGATGCGAAGTTGCGCAAAAGATGAGGTAATAGTGGCACCCGACCCCCACGTCCCTCTAGACCACGTCCCGGCACCCCACCCGGTACCGGTCACAGCCGTGTTGAGGCCTGTGTTGATCTGATAGGCACCGATGACCGAGGCCCCACCGTCTCCGCTATCGGATGCGTTGGCTGTGACGCTAAGGGTGATCTCGTAGGTGTCGGAGTTAGTAACGCTGGTAATCTGGTGTTCGGCATTCAGGACGGTTGCCGTAACGTTGCCGCCAAGGCTTACTGCGCCGGAGAATGTCACGAAGTCATTAGGCACCGCACCATGGCCGATGTCTGTTACGACAAGTGTGGAGGACCCGTTTGTGGCAGCAAAGGTCACCGCCCCTGCAGCCGTCGTCGCCCGGATTGGCGTGATGTCAAAGGGCTTACCGCCCTGCAGGACGTAGTACTTTAAGTTAGTGCCAGACCCCACAAGAGTCGAGCCATCCAGCGCCGACCATGGGAGCAGAGAGCGCCCCGTACCGAGCATGGCAAATCGGCTATATCTGATCCAGCCGCCAATACTTTCAGGCTTCCCGGCCCGGAAACGCACGAGGTTTCCATCCCACCATCCGCCCTCGTTGGCGTAGGCGGTGGTCTCGCGGTTGATACCGGGCCGGAATACGAGCTTTGTGAGTGCCATGGCAGTCTCCTGTTGGCGGAGATACTACATCACCCGAGAAGTTTAGCCAATGTCTTAGGGCCAGCTACGCCGTCGGCGGTCAGACCGTTTTCAGCCTGCCACTTCTTGAGCGCAGCCTCGGTACCCGGCCCGAAGTCACCGTCAGCTGTAAGTCCAAGCTTGGCCTGCATCTTCTTGACCTCGTCACCCTTCGACCCTTTGCGCAGCGTACCACCCGAGGGGGCAGCGGCAGCCGGTGCAGCGGCTGTGATCTTACCACCAAGTGCAGCCATAGCCTTAGCGTAGCGAGCCTGACGGTCAGCAAGGCCGATGTCCCCGCCGTTGATCTTCTTGGTCAGGGCAGCCACGTTGCCGGTGTCAGCGATGGCGTTCAGCTTGTTGGTGTTCCAGAACCACAGAGCCGACGCCAGCGCGCCCTCCTTGGTCTCCACCCACACAGCGGCTTCTTCTGCCGTCAGGTCATAGTCCTTGGCGAAGCGCGTATAGTTGTCACGGCCAGTGAGCTGCTTGAGGCCGCGGCCACGGAAGCGCCAGCCGTCACCGGGATGGACGTTGCCCAGCTTCGAGGTGCGGAACTCATCCATGTAGACGTAGTTGGCGATCTTCTCCGGGTTGCGGGCGTATTCGGCAGCGTTGCGCTTGCCGGGGCCAAAGTAGCGCGGGAAGACCTTGTTCAGCGTTTCCTCACGATAGTTGAGGTTCTCGCTCATGGCGTTGAAGTCCATCGACTCGTGAGCGCACTGCGAGATAAACCCGGCGATGCGCTGGTCAGTCGTGATGTCGTACTTCGGCAGTGCTTTGTTCAGCTCCTCGCACCAAGCCTCGACCTCCTTATTGGTAGGGATCATGGCACGCAGCTGGTCTACGGTAATCAGGCTCATTTAGGTTCTCCTATTCGCACCAAGATTGCTTGGCATCACCTTTGTAGTGCCGGGCCAGCCCGGCTGAGACGAGACTTTCCGCGAGGCTCTGGTGGTCCAGATAGACCTCGCCCAGCACACGGCCACCATACTTGTCCCACTTGAGGATTTTGACATCGACCTCAAGAGCGTTGGCCACAGCGTTCTTGGTGAACGCGCTGGCTTTCTTTGCTAGGGCAGCCTCGGCATCGCACTGGGCGCGCGGTGCCTTCTCGGGCGTATCTATACCCATCACCCGGATCGAGAGCTTGGGCGGGAGGGGCGACGGGAGAAAATCCACCGCAATCTCCACCGTATCGCCGTCGATGACCCTAGTGATTTCGTAGGGCGTAGAAAACGCAGGGGTTGCTGACAGGAGCAGGGCAACGAGCCACCTCATTTCTTGGGTCTCTTGATCGGCACCTTCTTGGTGACGGCGTCCAGCACAGCTTCCTGCGCCATGTCCTTACCCATCCCGCCGAGGAGGTCACCGACGTTGCCCGTGGCCGCAACCTTGATAGCGGTTTCCACCGGGTCAGGCAGGTTCACCTTATCCAGCACTGCGTCTACGGCCTTCTCTTTGAGCTTGCGGCCAACAAGCATCCCAACGATGCGTCCGATCATTCGGTGTACTCCTGTGTCGGTGGCTCATCGTTGCCACCTTTGTTACGGTTGTTTCCTGCGGCCATGACGCCGCCGAGAGCGCCCACGATGAACGAGGCGATGGGGGTCAGCAGCTCGAAGAACTTGCGGTCGTTCTCGCTGGACTAGCCGAGAGGCTGGGTCACGAAGACGAGGCTGTATAGGATGGTGAAGATGGTACCAGCCAAGATCACCACCAAGGCGCAGCCGATGAAATACCGCAGCTTGGCTTCCATCATTTCTGGATCGTTCTTGCTCATTGCGAATCTCCTGTCAGGTCGGTGGCGCACATGCCAGTACGCAGGCAAATCGGGGGCGTGCATTCAAGAGCAGCCCAGTTCTCGGGGTCTTGGCAGGGGTAGCGGTAGAAGCCGTCCCCGCTGACCCAGAAGATCGCGGCGACGGCGGCCAGAAACGCCACCCAGATCAAGGCTTCCATCTTCATCATTGCATCGGGTTCCTTATCAGGTCGTCCATAGCCTTCCACAGGTCTTCGATCTCAGCGTCGTACTTCTCCAGCTTGCCAGCGAGGCCGCTGCTGACGCTGTCTGACTTTTCGACCATCGACCGAAGGTCCATCAACTCTTTCTGCTGCTCAAGGATCGTCCCCATCTGGGTCGAGATTGCCGACAGCTTCGGTGCAAGCCCGCGCACGTCGTTGTCTTGGATCGCTTGCTCCAGAGTTTGCACCCGGCTCTCAACGCCCAAGACGCCATCCACGCTCTCCTCAACGGCCCAGAAGCGGTTGACTGTATCGTACCCGACATAGATGGTGCCGCTGATACCAGACAGGGCAGGCAGAGCGGCGGCAAGCCACCATCCCTTTACGTCAAAGCCAGCGATCCGCAGGCCGTTGGTTTCAGCTTCCTCGCTCACGAACCATACCCGGCAGCGTAGACATCCTCAACCGACACAGTGCTGGCCTGTAGCAGCCCTTGCAGGCCGATGCCGAAGGCGTTGGCGGCAGAGATGTTCATGAGGTCAGCCGTGGCGCTGTAGGCCACCGTTGCGCCGTAGAGGCTGGTGCCGCTGTTGGAGGCGTAGGCATCGACAGTCCCAGTCATGGTCGAGTTGCGAGACGCGGCCAAGAAGGCACCAGCATCGCGGGCGTATGACTGCACAGCGCCGAGAGCGTTGTTGTAGTTGTTCACGTCAGCCGCCGTGATGGTCATGTCGTTGCTGGACAGGACGGCCTGCACGGCAAGCTGCTCATTGACCGTGTCGGCGTTGGCAGCCATGTTGGCGACGGCCTGCACCTCGGCTAGAACCGCAGTCGCGGCAACGAGGTTATCGACAGCCGTATCGAGATTGACCATTGTTGCGGCGTATTGATCCTGAAACAACATCTCGGCGTTGTAGTACGTCGCGTCGATCACCCCCTGAACGTCAGCGTTGTAATCCAGCCGCATCTGCTCAGTGATGGTTGCCGTCTGCATGACGCCCGGTGCGAGGATGTCGCCGTTGCTTGCGCTGTAGGTCGCCCCGGCAGTCAGGCTTTGGGCGGCGGAAAGCTGGTTAAGGATTGTCTGTGCCGACCCCTGTAGATCGGTCATCGTCGGATCGGCGTGAGCGGCGGAAGCGCTCAGACAAAGTAGGGCCACTGTTTTCTTGAGGCAGGACATCCGGCAACTCCTCGTTCATGAGTAGGAAGGCGTCCCAGAACGCCTGATCTTCGGCGTATCCTATCACATAACTATAGGGGTCGTCACGCATTGCGAGATACCCTTCCCGACCGACCAGCAACTTGCCCGTGGCGATGGAGTAGATCGGGCAGGGCGTCGATGCCAAAGCCATCGCTTTGAAGATGTCAGGGCTGTCGCACATGACCGAGATGCCGCTGACCTGTAGGCCGAGACCACCAGCTTCCTGCGGGGTGCCTAAGAGGCGGGCATCCTTGCGGCGGTTGCACTCAGGGTCTTGTTCCATCTTGCCCTCGGCTCTGCCGAAGATGCTAACTTGGAAGGCCTGCTGGTAGGGGATGAGGCAGCTATCGTTGCCACCGCCACCCATGACTGTCGGCGCTGCTGCTGTCGGCACGGGCGTTGAGAACGGCGCGGACCCGGCACCATTGTAGTTCCTCGTCTCGGTGGTGGAGACGTTGTTGCTGTCGATGGTGGAGTTGGTGTTGCCGGAGTTGGTGTTCAGATCGCCCGTGACTTGAGCGTTGGCCGTGGCTGTCAGTAGACAGAGCAGAGCGCACCCATAACGTCCCGCGTGTCGCCAGAGCATAGCAGTTCGTTGGCCGCGTCTCCGTGCGCCATGTAGTAAAGCGTCTCCGCGTTCTGTCTGATCTCGCACTGGCGGTCACCTTTCGGGCAGGCCGTCGTGTAGGCCACGGACGATACAGTAACAGGGCCGCATCCAGCGACCAAGAGGACGAGTAGCAGCCTCATTTGCTCATCCCCTGCAAGATGCGGTCGATCTTGGTGTCGAGGCTGTCGATCCGCGCCAGCACCCGATTGATGTCGGAATGCACGTCAGCCCGCGTGGCATAGTCCTCGCGGGTACGGTTCAAGAGGATTTGCAGACGCTTCACTTCGTCCACATGGCTTCTCAGCACCCAGCCGACGGCGGCGACGACACCCGACAAGACGGCGCTCCAAATCATTTCGGGTGTCATCAGATCACCAAGGCAAGCCGTTCAGGGTTGCCGGGGTCTTCAGGGCTTCGATCTGGGCTTCCAGCGATGCCTCTGCGGCGGCTTTGTCCACCGATCCCCAGACCCATGCCAGCACGTCGGCTTCGGTGAGGCTGGCGTAAGGCTTGAAGCCCGCAGCCGATGCGTCAGGGGTGAAGCCTGCGGTGCCGTAGGCCGACGCGACGTGATCCCCGTCAACGGCAGTCACGCGCCAGTGGGCCACGGTCACGCCGCCGTCAGCAGCGTTGCGGTCAAGCTGAGCAATGCTCCAAGTGATCGTCGTCATTCTTCAGTCTCCTTCTTGAGCGAGGCGGTCAGCATGTTCATGAAGGCATCACGGCCCACTTGAAGCTGGTCGAGGTTGAAGCGCGTCGAACCGATCTTGCGGTCCAAGTCTGCCACATGGTTGATGAGAACCTTCTGCTCGTCGGTCAGTTGGTCCTCGGTGTAGTCCTGATCGTTGATCGTGATGGTTACTGGTTTTTTCTCGGCCATCGTGATCCTCCTTCTGGTTAGGGGTTAAGTTGTGCGCGGAGGCTGTCAACCTCTGCTTTGAGTTCCTGAATGGCTTTCACAAGGGTTGCCACCAAGAAGGACGTATCGACACCCTGATACTGCGGGTTGCCCGTCTCATCCACAGCGTCTTTCTGACCTGTCACGCAGTCGGGGACAACGGCTTGCAGTTCGTGGGCGATGAAGCCTTGGCCCGCCGATCCGTCAGCCTTCCACGTGTAGGTCACAGGGTTAAGCTGCGCCACCGTGTCCAATGCGTTCTGCATGGGCGCGACGTTCTCTTTTAGGCGGTAGTCGGAGGAGGTGTTGTAGGTGGTGGTGGACCCCGTTAAGGTGACCGAACCAACTGCGGTTGTGCCATATGCAAACCTTAAAGCCTGAGTGTTGCCGCTTGCTGCGGTGGTAAGGCCAAGACAAAAGTCAGTTGCGCTGACGTGTTGCCGCACAGTAGCGCCACCGCAACTTGAACTCGTCGTCCCCACCAGAAATTCTCCGCCGGAGCCGATCCGGACGCGTTCTGGGATGCCTGCGCCATCAAAAACACCAAAGGCAAGCGCGTTTGTGGACGCAGGAACAAACACCTGAGCAGCGCCAACACCCGATTGATTTAGCAAAAATGACGGAGCCGTTCCCGAAGCCGTATTCGACGAAACGGTTCCATTTGCGATAATTTTGTAGCCAGACGGGTTACTTGTCGTCCCCACCAACAGGTTCCCGCTGGCGTCGATCCTCATGCGTTCTGTGTTGTTGGTGCCGAAGGTCATCGCCGCGGAGCCTGTCACCAACAACTGTAACTGTCTGCTGTCTTCCGTGCTTACAAGAAGCGTCCCGGAGTCTGCGTACAAGTAACCCGCAGTGTCGTTGCCGTTTTGCATTCCAATGATTGATGAGGTTGTTCCGTTTATGTTGAAAACGGTCCTTCCTGATGTCGCATAATGGGCGGTGCTTGTCCCAATCCCCACGTTGCCCGATGAGTCGATCCTCATGCGTTCTGTGCTGCCCAAGCTGAACTTCAGCGGACCTTGGCCACCCGCAACCCAGCCGACGTTGAAGTCCATGCCGCCAGCGTCAGAGTTGCTTGGGGTAAACTCAACCGCCGTCTTGCTGGTCCGCAGATGCACATCGCCAGAAGAAGTCGTGATCGAACCCACGGAAAGGTCTGCGGACGGGCTGCTTGTCCCAATCCCCACGTTGCCCGATGAGTCGATCCTGAGGCGCTCTGTGCCGGAAGTGGCGAACCTGTGCTGTGCGGCATCATTGACTGCGTCCACATAAACACCACCAGAGCGGCTGTAGTGCTGGATGAGGTTAGCAGTCCCTGAATATGCAGGACCAAATTCAATTCCACTAGCGCCAGCAGCGGACACGACAAGTTTGTACACTGGGCTGGTTGTGCCAATCCCCACGTTACCCGAGGAGTCGATCCTCATGCGTTCGGCGTTGTTGGTGGCAAGAATAAGGGTATTGGTGCTGGAACTGCCGGAGATTCTCGTTGTGGTTCCGCCCCACTCTAGAACAGCGCCATCGGCAAGTCGTGCAGTTCCGTTTACATCAAGCGGGCGCGCAGGACTACTCGTCCCGATCCCCACGTTGCCCGCCACCGAAATGCGCATCTTTTCGGAGCCACCAGTACCAAGGCGAAGGATGCCTGCCGTTGCGTCTGAGCTGGACGTGCTGATGAAAGCGCCGTTGGAAAACTGCCCAAGCTGCAAGTAGCCAGAGGCGCTGGTGTTCACACGAATGTCTGAGTTCGTGCCAGCGTTGAGTTCAAGGATCGCACCGGGAGACGCAGTTCCGATGCCGACCAAGCCCGCAGAGCTGATCCTCATGCGTTCTGTAGCGTTGGTGCCGAAAATCAGAGGCTGGTTCTCGCGGTTGTAGACGTAAGCCTCCCCCGCCGATCCGCACACAAGATCAAAGCCGTCGCTGTTGGCAGTACCCGTCGTGCCGTTGGTGATCTTGATTGTCGGGAAAGAAGCGCCGCTGCGATGAACATGGATCGCACCATCTGTCGCTGGGCTTACCCCAATTCCTACGTTTCCGGAGGAGTCAATCCGCATACGTTCAAAACCACTCGTCTCCACAGTCACCGTATCAGCGGCAGGGAAGCGAATGGAGGTGTTCGTGTCACCCGAATGCACGATCTTGTCGGCAATGGTCACGTCGCCCGAAGCAGTCACCGTGGTGAACGTCCCGGCAGCAGCAGAAGACCCACCGATAACCGTGCCGTCGATGGTGCCGCCGTTGATGTCCGTGGTGGTCAAGACAGACGAAGCCAGCGTAACAACGCCCGTGCTGTCCGCAATTGAACCAGCCGAAGTGCCGTCCTTGGCCTTCAGCGTGGTGACTTCGATGTTCGTCGTGTCAACGGTCGTGGCGTTGGCCGTGGTGAACGTGCCGACAGCGGGAGACGAGCCGCCGATGGTCGTGCCGTCGATGGTGCCGCCCGTGATCTTCACAGAGCTCATAGCGAAGTCATTGGTGATGTTGACCACCGCAGCGCCTGCGCCTGCGCCGTCCGAGTAGATGATCGCGTTGTCGCCCGTGGCGATGGTGACGTTGCCACCCGAGCCTTGGGTAAACACCACGCTCTGAGCCGTGGTGTTGCGGACGAAGTAAATCTTCTGTGCGTCGTTGGGCGCGATGGTGATGGTGTGCGTCCCGCTCGGGGTGCCGCCAAGCACAAGCAGCTTATACTGGCCGTCGGACAGTGCGCCGTCCGAGGTGGTGAGCGTCGAGGTCGTCCCGCTGAGCGTCAGCGCAACCGAGCCGTTGATGGCCCGGTCAAGGATATCCATGTTCTCGTTGACAACATCGCCCCAGACGCCGTCGAGCTCGCCATCGGCTGGCAGTTCGATCCCGAGGTTCGTAGTATATGTGCTAGGCATAGGTCATCCTCACGCCGCGATGTTTGTCCACGTGGTGCCGGGAGATGGCTCCACCCCTGTCCATGAATTTATAGCATCTGGATCGACCTCCGTCCATGCCGAACCGGGAGATGGCGTCACACCAGACCAAGACGTCGGAGGAGTGGGGGAAAGCGGGTCCCACACGGTTCCCGGTACGGGAACAATCTCGCCCCAGATAAAGACGATGCCAATGGCACCTGATGCCGACACGCCCGTGAGCAAGACATCAGCGCCAGCCTCGATGCCAACCGATCCAACCTCGCCAGTCCCAGAAACACCTGTGACCTCTACGAGCGTGGGAATGATGATCGTTACGTCGCCGACAGCGCCAGCGGCAGAAACACCTGTAACGGCGACATCCGCACCAGCCTGAGCAACAACGTCGCCCACAGCGCCGGAGGCAAAAACACCCGCGGGTAGGACAAGGGCAGAGCCCGTCACAACGACGGTGCCCGTCTCGCCTGCGGCGCTCACGCCCGTTGGAAGAACAAGAGCCGTGCCTGTGACGACCACATCGCCCACAGCGCCAGAGGCGCTTACCCCAGTGACCGCGACATCAGCCCCAGCCTCAACGACAACCGTGCCAACGGCCCCGGATGCCGAAACCCCAGTGGGTAGAACAAGAGCAGAGCCTGTAACGGTGACAGTGCCGACGGCTCCCGAGGCAGACACGCCTGTCGGAAGTACAAGAGCAGAGCCTGTAACGGTGACAGTGCCTACAGCACCCGTGGCGGAGACCCCGGTGACAATGACCGGAAGGGCCTCACCCCAAGCCCCCGAGGACCACGCTCCACGGCCCCAGCCTGTTAGGGTCGTGTTCGCCATGGAGGACCCCTAGTTAGGCGATGCGGATGATCGCGTTGGATGCGTCTGCTGCTGGGAACTGGATGGTGAAGGTGCCAGCGGTCGAAATCTTGTCAGCACCGAAGTCCAGCACCGCGACAGTCGGGTTGGTGTAGGTATGCGCGGGGGTCGTGTTGTAGATCAACGCACCGCGGGCCGTGATGGTCGCGGAGGTGAACGACAGGTCGTCGAAGTCGGTGAAGGCAGTGGTCCCGGACGTGGTCGGGCTGATGTTGACCAGAGTACCACCACCTGCCGAGTAGCTGCCGGAGTTGGCCACTTCATTCGTCGCGGTGTATGCGGTGGTCGCAGCAGTAAACGACGCGCTGTTGGTGTACAGTGCGAGCTTGAAGGTGTCGCCTCCGGAAGACCGGAAGTCATGGACGCCCTCGAGGAGCTCATCCTTGAAGCTGGTGCACATGTAGTTCCCGGTGAAGGCCATCTCAAAGTCTCCTGATCTGTTGAGCCACGTCAGCCGCTCCGGCCTGCTCGAGTTTAGCTATGACCGACTCGCGGTCTTCTTTTGCGGCCACCTTAACATAGTGCAGGACGACCGCCAACAGCTGCTCTCGGAAGGCCCTTGCCTGCATCGCGAGCTCCGGCGGGGCTGTGTCGGCGACGCGGATAATCCGATCAACGCACAGTTCAGCCACCTGCTCAGGGCTGTGGCCTCCGTTGGAGGACGTCATGACGCTGACGGAGCCGGGAGTGCCCATACCAACGAACATCAGCCAACCCCGGACATAGTGCCATCACGATAGTCATCGCGCTTAGACCGCAGGTCGATTCCAAAGAGCTGCGACATGGCTTCCATGTAGCGGTTCGTGTAGAGCTGCAGCATATCGGCGTCCCCCTTGAGGTAGGTATACGCTTCGACAAGCGAACCATACAAGAGGGCGGTTTCGGCGTTGGTGCCGAGCCACGAAGTGCCCGTATCCACGATAGACGGCGGGTCGTAGTAATAATGTAGCTCGGTGGCGTAGGCAGCGTTGGGCGTAGGCCCGAGGATGAAGTTACCCTCGCTGCCAACCTGATCGCCGTCAAACTGCGCGTAGTACTTCGGCAACCCCTGCGTTGATGCGCTCGGATAGGCCTCGCGGATGAAGTTGACGTCCTTGTCGTAAAGGTAACTGTAGTTCCCAGACCCGTCGATGACAGCCAACGAGAACACCGACAGGAAGTCGGACGGGCGGGCAAGATACTGATTGCCCGCCGTCATAGCGGCAGTGGCGTTCTTACGCAGCTCGGGGATTTGCACCGAGCGATAGATGCGCTCCTCAGCCTGCCGGACAAACGTGGGGATGTTGGAGACAAAGGAGGTTTCCTGAGTCTCGAGATAATCCTGCAGTGCGGCAGTGAGTTGCGTATAATTCATCTATCAGCCAGCCTTGCTGTACTTGCCGCCCATCTTGGCAGCGCCCATGCCGCGGCACTTACCGCCCATGGCCATCTTACCTACGCCGTCAGCGGCGAACGCGGGGACTTTCTTGCCGCCCTTTTCGACCATCTTCAGCTTGCCACCCATGGCTTTGTACACCAGCTTCGGGGGCTGGGAGTGCTTCATGGCGCGATCAGCTGCGGCGCTGGCGGCATCGTCAAACTCTTTGTCGCTGCGAGTGCGCGGGCGCATGCTGCTCTTGGGGGCCATCTTGCTCATGGGGCGAGGCTGCGGGCGAGGCATCTTACCTCCACCACCTCCACCTCCACCGGCGGTGCCCGAAACCCCACTCGCGGCACCCCCCATCGGGGCTGGCTTGCTCATCGGCTTCAAGTTAGCACCCGGATTTTTGCCCCCGGAGGCGGTAACCTTGATCTTCGAGTTCTTCCGGCGGTTTGCGGCGTCCACGCCCATGACCTTAGACTTCATGTCATTCTCCAGCAGTTGTGACCACGGTCACGGTTCCAACAGACCCTACCATATCCTGAATAGGGTTCCAAACGGGATTCCAGCCGAAGAGCCCGTTACCCGGAGCGTAGTCTGGGCGAGGGTTCTGCAGTGCCTGTGGGTCGTTGATCTTGACGCGGCCCAAGAAGTTCTGTGGTTGGTCTGGGTCGGCGATATCGCGGCCCACTCGGAAGCCCGTCTTGACGCCGTTCTGGTACTCCCAGACGAGGTCTGAGAGCTTATAGGTACGCCCACTGCGGTCGCAGATGCCGAGGGCTTTGCTTCCCCTTGCGTATGCGGGCATCAGACACCCCCGATCATCATCGTGTTGAACGGCACAAAGCTGACCGAGGAGCGGTCGCGGTCTTCACCGGCTGCCAGCTCGAACTGCTCGTCGTAAATCTGCTTGAGTGGGATCACCCGGTCCATGACCTGCGGCTTCTTCATGGCGATGTAGTAGGCCAGACCCGCGACGAGGGCGGGTACAAAGCGCGGAGGGATGTTGGTGGTATCTGCGCCGATGCCCGAGGCCAGCCCGTCAATACCTTTCAGACGATAGTAGAACAGAGTGTAGCTCTGCGAGTTGTCTGGAGTGGGCCAGAACGTAACCGTCGTGCTCGTGGGCAGCCGCTGCACGAACACCTGCGTCGGACGCCCAGTGATCTGCTTGTTGGTCTGCTGCGCGTAGGTCGAGACAGAGATGCGCTCGAGTGCGGTGTCCGTCTGTGCAGTGCCCGTCCCGGTACGCATCTGGTGCTCAATGATGTCGATGGTGCCCGTTGGCAACGTGTATGTCGCGGTCCCGGCTGTCAGAACCTGCGTCCCAGACTCAATGGTGAAAAGGTTGAGGCCGCGGTTAGCCCACTCAAGCGTGAGCAGGTTCAAGGACCGGCGAGCTGTCTTGAGGTCGTAGCCCGAGCGCATCTCGAGGCCAGCCCGTTCAAAGGCTTCCTCAAATAGTTCCGGCAGATCGGGTACGATGACGGCCATGGTTTAGTCCCTGAATTTCGCGGTCTTTTTCGCGATACGTTTCGGCTGGGCCACGAACTGCTTGCCCTTGGCGGTACCCTCGCGCTTGGCGCGGGTAGTGGCAGCATACTCTGCAGGGCTCAGCGCGTCACGAGCCTTTTTAGGCAGGTAACGCTCACCGGTCTTGCCGGAGGGCTTTCCGCTCTTGGTGCCCCAGTCTTCCTTGCCCCACTTCGACAAGGACTTCTGAGCGGCGGTCTTCTCACCGGTGTAACCGCCGCCCTTCTCTTTGTAGATTTTCCCAGCGAGCTGCATGGCCCGGGCGGAGTGTTTTCCGCCCATCTTAGCCTTGGCTTGCGCCTTGGACTGTTCCCAGAGCTTCTCGTTGGTGCGGCCCATGATTACTTAAACCCCCGCACACACTTGGAGGCGCGAGCGCAATCGCCCGGGTTGCCACACTGATTGCACGGCGAGAACTCCGCGGCCTGCTCGACCGCGACAGTGTTCACCTGCGTCTCTACTTTCGGCGTTGTTTTCTTGGCCATCACTTCTTCCCTTTCGGTTTAACCTTGCCGCCTTTTTTCATGGCGGCGGGCTGATAGAAACGGTGCTCAGGGTCGATACCGGGGCGATAACCCGCAGGGGCTGCAACAAATGTCATTGCCGGAGCAGCGGGGGTAGGAGCAGGCGTAGGTGTCTGGTTGCGCGGAACGGGGATGGTCGCCGAGCGATCCCCTCTATCCCCACCGCGGTCAGCCATGTATCGGTCGGCAGCTGCGCGCAGCTGCTGCATCGGGTTTGCTTTCGGCCTAATTGACGTCGCAGGAGCCGCAGACGCAGAACCACGAGCCGGTGTAGAAACACTAGTGCTACCGGCCCCAGCCCTAACCGGAGCTACCGCCGCAGGGGCCGCAGCGCGTGGAGCAGAGGACAGCGCCATAGCCGCACCAGAAGGCTTGATCCCAGCGGCGGTTGAGCCCGCCGCAACAGACCTTAGACCTGCAGGGGTAGCCACCGTGACGCGGTTGTTTGCAGCGGGAGCCGCAGCGCGTGGAGCGGACGCCACTGCCATTGCAGCGGGAGAAGCCTTGGCGGCGGCTGCCGACGAATTTGCTGCAACGCTCCGCATACCCGCAGGTGTTGCTACAGACACAGACTTGGTAGGCGTGCTAGTGCTAGTGCTAGTGCTACCCGACCAGTCTTTGTGGTCTCCGCTGTGGGCGTAGCGGCCTTGGGTGCAGACGAAACAGCCTTAGCCGCAGGAGACGCTTTTACGGCTGCCGCCGTGGACCCTGCGGCAACAGACTTAGTACCTGCGGGGGTAGCGACAGACACAGCTTTAGCAGGTGCGGGGGCGGGAGCACTCTTAGCGGGCGCGGGAGCGGCCTTAGCTGCCGGAGCGGGAGCACTCTTAGCCGGCGCGGGAGCGGCCTTAGCTGCCGGAGCGGGAGCACTCTTAGCAGGCGCGGGAGCGGCCTTAGC